GCGCTGCACCCACCACTCCAATCACAGTGGTCTTTGTATCATTGTTTTGAGTAATCTTCTTGAGCGCCTCTTTGGTTGCAAATGACTTAATGAATCCCGGTAGTTTCATATCTCTCCTTACTGTACTACTCCACTGAAGGCCCCTATACCTGAGGGCACTGCCCAGAACATCCCCTCTACACATCCATTGCTATCCATTAACATACTAGAGCCGATGATTTTGGCCAGGATACCAGGATCGACTGGGTTATTGATATTCTTCTGCGCCAGCGGCACTAGGGCAGTCACCAGACCAGAGGCAATATTCAATGCCAATGTCTCCTGATTGGTGAGACTGATTGCCTTAAAATTAGCA